AACAAGCCAAATAGTAAACCAAGCTAAAAACGACCCAATCATTTCAGCTATTTTAGATAATGAAGGTATACCTTCGTTTAATCGTGGTACAAAAGGATTTAAAGACTTTGGCCAAGGAACATTCGCAATGCTTCACGGCGAAGAAGCAGTTATTCCAAGAGCAAGTTTAGAAGGACAAATACTTGAAGGATTAAGAACAGTTTCAAGTATTGCTAATATGTCTGAAAAAATTGCATCTGCAATGTCATCAGCAAATAGTGGCAGTCCAATTGTTGTTAATAACGTAAACAATAGTACTAATCCTATATCAGTTCAATCATCAACTGGTGGAGCAAGAGTAGCAAATACTCGTATATCCGGTGGCGGAGGCGGCGGTGGAGGCGGAAGCTACATCGACATGCCTGGATTAGTTACATAAAAAAAGGACCCAGTTACAGGTCCTCCAAAAACGGCCGGGCAGGATGTCACCTACGTGGATTGTTTTTGATTAGGCTCCCCTAAGAAAATCTAATACTGTTTCAGGTGATGTTTCTCCATAAGGGTCAGTTTCACAATCATCAGATTTACCAGGTTCGACAAACATCTTTTCGACCACGCCATCATTTACAATCATAGCATATCTCCAAGACCTTGCACCAAAACCTAGGTTATCTTTCTTTACAATCATATCCATTCCAGCAGTAAATTCGCATGAACCATCTGGTATAAATTCAACATTTTTAACGCGTTGGTCTTGTAACCAAGCATTCATAACGAAAGAATCATTACATGATATACAATAAATATTATCAATTCCTTCTGCTTTAAAATCCTCAAACCTTGCTTCATAGCCAGGTACTTGGAAGTTAGAACATGTTGGAGTAAACGCACCAGGTAAGCTGAATACAACTACCCTTTTACCACCAAAATAATCAGCAGTCGTTGGATGTTGCCATTCAAAATCACCAGTATCTATATTTCGAGAGCGAGTTTTAAATGTTACGTCGGGTATTCTTTTAGTTTCCATAATATATTCCTATTTAGTTAGTGAGAGGGCATTACACCCTCTCGTCAAAGTTATTCTACTAAGAATTCCTTTTTGTTATCGATTTTAATTTTCTGTGGCTTCTTGTGGTCTGGAATAATTCTTTCCAATCCAATAGTCAATAAACCATCTTTGAAGCTAGCTCCGACGACTTCAATGTCATCTGCAAGAGTAAAGCTTCGAGTGAATTTCCTTTTAGAAATTCCTTTGTGAACAAAATCATCACCACCATTATCTGTATCATATACAGACTTAATAGTTAATTGATTTTCTTTAACTTCAATATCTACATCTTTATCTGAAAGACCTGCTAAGGCAAGTTCAATAGAGAACTTTAGCTCGTCTTTAGAAGCGCGAATATTGTAAGGTGGAAAACCTGATTGCGTTTGTCTAGCAGGGTGGTTTTCAATTTCGACCAATCTATCAAAGATTCGGTCAAAGCCCACTGTGAACGGGGCGAGGTTGTGTATATTAAATCCAGTCATTGTTATCTCCTTTTAAGCAAGATTATTGTTATACTAAATTGGTGGCTGTTAGCACACCGCTTAATGTGAACCGATAATTCGTATTCACAATTTTATTTATACAGACTGTGTATTTTGCTTGATAAAAATCTTAATAAAGTTTCTTATTTCACGAGATGCTGACGTATCATCATCTTTACATAGTTGTATGAATTCTTTTTTCTGTTCTTTGTTAATTTTAATAATTAACGTATCATCTTTAGTCATAATTAGTTCACCTTTTTGTCACACAAGTGTAACAATTGATATAAATATAATGTATATACTATATATTAACAAAAGGTAATACCATGCAATACATTAAAAAACAACTTAATAGCTTTCATTTACTAATGAAGCAGAACAGAATCCAAAACGTTTGGAGAAAAGTTCTTTAAGTTCCAGTACTTCCTATACCACCTTTCCTATCAGTTTTCTGTAGCGGTGGTTCAGAAATTTCTACCAAATCATAAGTTTGTACAGGCTCTATAACACATTGTGCTAATCTTTCACCGTGTACAATACGAATTAAACTATCTGATATATTGAGCGCCAAAATATGCGTTTCATCAACATAATCAGAATCTATAATACCTACACCATTACTTAATGCTAAACCTCTTTTAGAGGCTACACTACTACGAATATACATTTTCATAACGTGATGTTCAGGTATGTCGAAAATTAAACCTGTTGGAATCAGAGCTCTTTGCCCTGGATGTAGAAGAAAGGCAGGTTGACCTTCAATCTCTTTAGTTAATACTTCTACTTTTCTATTAACTGTATTATACGCTTTTATTTTTTCACCAGTCACAAAGGCTGCAGACAAGTCAAAACAAGCACTGCCTGTGGTAGCGTAATTTGGAAAGATTGCACATTCTTTTGTTTTATAAACATTCATAATCAATAACCATATTATAACATAAATTTATGTTTTTGTCAACTACTTTTTGATGTTCCTATATTGTACTTGACTGTCAATTCCCAATCATCTTTTTCTTTATAAGAAATAATTTTGATTTGGTTTAGCGATGCGACAGGGTCTTTCGTCTTTTCGGCATCTACAATTTTTACGAGTTCCCACTCTTCTAAAAGATTAACGATCGTGTTTCTACGAGCGTGGTCTTCTTCTGTAAAAGTATTATGCTTACCATCAAGGATAAACAATTCTTTAAAATGCAGAATTGAGTATCTACCCTTTTTGTGCAGTATGTGACAGGACTGAAATAGTTTCTTATCTTTACGACTTGAAATACCAATCCTTGTGAGTGTTTCTTTAATTTTTAAGAAACTATCAGGCGTAGGAAGCGTTACTTCAACGCCTACACCTCTAAAAATATCTTCTTGTTCCATGATACATATTCACCTTTAATTATTATGTGACTGATGGTATATAACCACTATAGGATTATTTATCTTTTTCAAAACTTAACCACCTGTCACGAGGCGTGCATGGACATCTTTAAGTTGTTCTTCATTGAGAACTTTAAGATATTGTTTTGCTACAGTACGATTACATTGGTATACTTCTTGGATTGCATCGAGATTAATATCTTTATCAGCCTTCGGCCATTTAGAGAATCTCTTACGCTTTCGCAATACAGCACGATAGTAGTCAAACTGTGCTGCTGGGAATAACTCATGTCGTTGATTCATTTCATTTGCATGAAGTATAGTATCTTCGAAGTTCGTAAACCCACGGTTAACAATATACGCATTGTATTGTTTTTCAATTAATTCTGGATTGTCGTTGTCTTTGATTATGTCTGCTTTAGTAAAAGATACAGCATTCATAAAATCAAATGGATTATAATCACCCTTTGCCATTTTGTATTTCCTCTATTCCTATGAGTATCTCATTAAAGTCTTTAGCGCAAGTTGCGCACATTTTGACTTCCGCTTCGCCATCTGATGCTTGGTACTTTAGAGTGTATTCTTCACCTCCTTCAATACGCTCACTACAGTTAAAGCAATCATATGATTTGCGAAAATCAATTTTCATTAGAGATACTCAGATTCAATCATAACTTCTGTTAGAAAAGCAACCATGTTAATCTCTTGGTCAGCTACAAAGTTACTCTTATACATATAGTCGGCTATGGTGACTACAAATCCTGGTAATGTTTTAAACTCTACTCGTTCAGATGATGCATCGTATATTCTACGAAACATTTCATTCATGTCTTGGTCTGAGTTTCTTGCTACCCATTTACGCATATTAGTAAAGTCTTTCGCTTTGAGTAAGTTAAATAACTCATCAATGCTTTCTTGTTTTAGATTTACAAATATACCTTCGTCAATTTTACCTGAAGCTGCATAAGATTGTAGTTCAGTTAATACTCTACGAAAGTCTGGGAAGTGTTTTTCAATAACTTTTGCTACAACTGCTTTATCGTAGTTAACATTCTCATTCTCAAGAATATTAATAACTCGTTTAAAGAATTGCATAGCAAGAGCTGGACGCTCTGTCTGTTCAATAGAGAAATCTACTTCAGATAACCTTGAACGGAGTGGAGCAATAATTCTGTTCTTAAAATTACAAGTAAATATAAATCCACAGTTTGCTGAATATTCTTCAATAAAATTACGAAGAGCAGGTTGTACATTAGCTGCACTAAGATAATCTGCTTCGTCAAAGATTACATATTTTCTGCCACCACTAAGGGAAACAGCACTTGCATAAGTTGAGATGTCATATCGAAGAGTGTCGATATTCACATTAAGGGAACCATTTTTAACGATATAGTCACAGCCCATTTCATCGAGCATAGCTTTAGCGATCGTAGTTTTACCTACTCCTGGTCCGCCGGTTAGTAATAAGTTTGGTACGTTTTCGTCGTTTACAAATTTACGAAACGTGTTTTTCATTTTGTCTGGTAAGATTGTGTCGTCTATAGATTGTGGACGATACTTTTCTACCCAGAGTACTTCATTTGTTTTGTGTTGCATAGGTCACCAATATCATAATATAAAAAATTAAAAGCGGGGATAAGCGTAAGCTGTATCCCCTGTTCTCGAGAAAGAGAGTTGGTCTAGTCAACCAACTTGTCAGCTAATTCACCAGCTGCTGGCATAGCTACATCCACTTCACCGTCCGCACCTTGTGGAGCTTCTTGTTGTGGCATGTTTTGTCTTAGGTAAGCTTCGAGCTTATTCCTTAACATTCCTACACCTGCTAGTTCATTACCTTGAAACCCGCCTCTTGTTGACACTACGTCAATAAGTTGCAGGATTGTTGAGAGGTCGTTCATATTGATTACGACTTCTTCTTGCTGTTGCTGGCCACCGAAGTTGCCTTGTACTGCGTCATTCATAGTTTCACCTATCCTTTATTATATGTTGACTTTGAATCTATTGCCACAAAGTAAGTGACGTTATCCCCTTTGAATTCTGAGATACCTTTTGAACAAATGGTAACCTCATAATCCATCGGCATTAGCTTCAAGTTATCAGTTTTAATGATGACTTTAAACTCATCGTCAGTTTCACCAATTTCAACACCAAAGTCATCTGTGTTGTCGTTAGCGCTGTCGATTGCTTTCAGAGTACATTTGCCGTTTTCACCTACAAATGCAATCTCTGTGAACTGAAGAACTCCTGCCGCTTTAAGTACTGAGGAAAGGTCACTTTCCGTTACACTTACTACGACGTCTTCAGATGGTATATTTATATCTTTTTCGGGTGGAGTGTGAATCATAGAGATGTCTGCGTAGACATACTTGGTTCGCCTCTTACCTTCTGAGATAGTAAAATACTTATCGCCAAACTCAACGTCTGGGTCATTATATAAGCCTAGAATTGACAGGAATCTAGATAAATCATATACACAAGCTTCGCTTGGTATTTCATCTGGGATTTCTGCAATTGCAATAAGCGTTTTTTCTGGAGTAATTGTCTTTAAGATATTACCGGGCTTCATCTGAATAGATTTGTTGATTGCGGTAAAGGACTTAAGGACACTCAAGGTTTCGTTAGAAAATTTCATAATATAAATTTCTCCTAGTTTATGAAAGGTTATTATAACACATTAGTGTGCATTTGTCAACCATTTTTGTAACTCTTTTTAGAAGAGGTACTATCTGCGGTTGCTGTTACTCCAAGCTCTGCAATGGAACCCATACCACCTTTAAAGATATATGTTCCTGTATGGTTTAGTTGCATCCAAGGACACATCCAAACTTTCAGACCCGCTTTGCGGGCTTGCTTACAGAAGAAATAATCTTCTGATAAGTAACGCTTAGAATCTGGGTCGATAACACAATCAAAGAAAGCTGTAATCTCTCTTGTGCCATCAAATTGTTCTGTTCTGACATGGTCTGGTAGATATGATAACTCAGGATATGCATCACGATATTTCTCAAATGCTTCTCTACTGATTAACATAAATCCAGTTCCTGCTTCTTGTACTTCAACAGGTTCACTCAATTTAAATTGTTGCATACCTTTAACTGGGTTGAATACAAAGTCTGATGTAAATCTTTCTAGTTCAAATGGATTCTCATCACTCTTGCCCATTTGAGCTGCCTTAGCTACTTTTTCCCATGCAATTGTTTTCTTAGGATAAGGTCCAGTTACAATAGGATATTCTTCAGGGTCTTGTAAATGTACACCAAGTAATGCTAAAGCATCACGAGGGTTAAATGCAACGTCTGCATCAATGAATAATAGATGAGAACAATCTGAACGCATGAATTCGTCTACTATATAGTTCCTAGCACGTTGTACAAGGCTCTCATTGAAAAGGAAATAATATTTTAATGGGATACCATGAGTAGCACATAACATGCTTAGATCGTTGGTAGCCTTCGTGTAAAGGCCTGTTGCTTGACCACCATACATTGGTGTGCCAACAAAAATACTATGTTTTCTTAGTTCTTCTGTTTTGATTTCAATTTTCATATTTGCTCCAAATCGTTTTCTGCTCTTACGATCGCTTGTAATCTGAGTACATCAGCTAAGACATCCCAAGAGCTATCGTGCGCTTTAAATATTTTATCCCATTTTTCTGAATCGGCAATAGGTGTAAATCCGTTTTGTTTATTTTCAAAGTTAAACTTAGCATCAATATAAGTTCTCATATCACGCACCATATAGTACTTCAAATAGTTATAGAGATGTGCTTTACGGCCTTGACTATCAAATAGTCTTGTAATAATAATTGGGTCAAAAGCATTTCCTCGAGTCCACCAATGGCCGATGTTTTCGTCAACAACTAAATTGTGAAAGTTGGATACAAACTCTTTTACTGTAAGGTCTTGCTGTGATGGTTTAACTTTATCACGAACTTCTTTAGATTGCTCTTGCCAAAACTTAATAACATCTTCTTCAATGTTATATCCATAGTCTTTGACTTGTTCTGCAACATTAAGTTTAAAGCGTCGAGTCTTGTTAATGTCTGCAGGTGTATAAGGATTGGTTGTAAAATTATCCCAATCAAAAATCATTACAGAACAATCGACGACTGCACATGTTGTAGGTTCAGTCCCCATTGTTTCAAAGTCAAGTACTAAATGTTTTTTCATGTCATAAACTCAGTTATATCTATAGATGAATGGCTATCACGAATACGCTGTGACAAATTGTCTTGGTATAAGAATGTAGCATCTTCCATCGGTAATTTTTTCTCTATTGCTTTTTTAACTTGACGAGCCATATCCCTTGCAGTCTTGTAAGGTACATTTTGGCAGATATGATTGATGCTTTTTTCTGGGTCAAGTAGTTCATAATCTTGTGGAAGCCCCATGATGTTCATTGCTTCCCTTATGTTTATATATCTATCTTCAACAGGATGCGTGAGAACATGTGGCATATGTACTACGAAAGCTCCGATGTATCTAACTGGAACTACTGTTCCTCGCCACATTACACCGCCTCCAGCTTTAAGTTTTTCATATCGTCTCATACATTTTTCAGCTTCTCTATCAAGTCCTAAGCCTTTCATGTATTCAGCTACTTCAGCATAGTTTTTACCAAAGTGATGTATGATTTCACTTTCAATATTAAATGATGCTCTTGTAAATGTTTCGTCTTCTCTTAATTCTGCTGCAAAATCACTATGAGTCATTCCGCCCTTAAGTTCTTCTAATAAGTATTTGTAGTAAGGGTCGTCTTGTGATGGAATACGCTTATTAATTGCTTCTGTTTGGAAATTAGATTTTGATTCCATTAATAAGTCAGTAATGGTTGGCATTGGTTTATCAAAATACTCAAACGTTGGTACCTTATTATTAAATACATCTTTTTTCCAAAAGAAATAGAATGAGCGTCTACGAACTTGAGGATTACCGTGCAATAATGTTTTAGTAGTATAAATGGTCATATTATAACCAGCTTCTTGCCCAATCTCCATTAGTTTCTTTTTCATAAATGCGCCGACATTGGTTGCAAGAGCAGGAGCGTTTTCACCCCATAATACTTTAGGACCAATTTCATTTAATACGAATCTTGTAGATTTTTCTAACCATTGGTTATTTGGATTTTCTTCACCATAAGAATTATGATAACTACTTAATCCTGCACAAGGACATACAGATGATACCACATCAACTTTCTTATATCGCTTAGGTGCATTATCACCATCAATAACGTGATATGGAACATCATGGTCATGTTCTTTATAATAATTCAGCAAATGCTTTTCGTTACCTTCAAATCCGCCGTATGTCATTAAATACTCAGGCTTCTGTCCGTAAGCTTCATCAGATGCTAATATCTCCCCTCCAATTAATGGGATAATTCCTGCATGTTTCATTCTACTACTCCTAAAAGCTCACTTCTTTGTGTCGCCTTATCTAGTGGGTGGTTATCATAAAGACATTCTTTTTGAGCCTTACCCAGTTTTGTTAATTCTTCAATAGACATATTCTCAACACTTTCAATAGTATTTCCAACATATGCCTCCCCGTAAATTTTACCTTCTGCATCTGAACATACGAGCACTGACTCTACATCAGCAACTTGTTGAACACGAGAACGCCACCAACCAGAACCTGCATGATAATATTCAGGCATCATGCAACCCCAGTTCTCATTATAAATCTTACACATCTCAGGCTCTTTCACTCTATATGTTTCAATGCCTTTAGTTTGTTTTGTTTCTCGTCTTGGGCCAAAGTTTAATACATCCCATGTTGGTTTCTGTTTGTTGAACCAACCCATAGTTTTACTTTGTACAATAGATGAGAATATCCACCTATGTTTCTTTTCATCGGGTGGTAGAATAATTGGCTCATCATCAAAGAATCCAAGTAATCCAACATCCTCACCATAATTGTTTTCAGGTCTACGATTAAGATTGTAAGGGTTTGGATTATAATTAATAATCTCACCTTTGTAGTCAATCTTAAATAACTCGTTTTCACCACCTGCAAATGTACATAAAATCAGTTTACTAGTTTTGCGATTTACTATTTGACATGCTTCAATAAACGTGTCGATATGTTTACCCATATCTTCAAGTGGTGTATCGCCTTTATATAGATTTGCAAGATAAGTATTTGTTCCATAATCATAGAATGGCTTACCTGAAGCTTTATGCTTAATAAGATTTTCTTCGTATAATTTAAACGAGGTAAATACTTCACGTACTTGCCAATCATCGTTAGCAAGAATTGCATCAGGTCTTGCAGTTAGTGCATATAATGCATCAAAAGCATGGTGAGCAAAAGATTTAACAGATGAAAGATAAATGATAACTTTATCATATCCGCTAAGGTCTTCTCCAATACTAATTGTTCGTTGTTCAATTTCATGGCCCATATCTTCAAGGCAACGAATTAAACTGTAATGTGAGTTTAATATTTTGAGCTCTTTACCAAGATAATAGTCTTTGGTACACTGCTCTTTATTACACCCAGTAATTAAAATTTTCATCAATAATTCTCCATTCTATAGTTTGGATTCCCAGTCCAAAAATTTCTGTTCATCGAAAGTTTTAGTACCTCCAGCAGTAGTTACATGCTGAATGTATTTACCTTTCTTGCCCCAGTGTCCCCACTCATTACTTATGTTTGTGTATTCACCATAGTGGTTACCAACTAAAACATTAAATAATGATTGGTCATGCTGTGGTTGAGGCACAACTAATTGTGCTTTCCAGTGGTCTTTAGTCGCTTCGTAATATTTTCTATCAAATAAAACTGTACCTGAGCAAAAGTATATATGCTCATCTGGTATTCCTAAGCGATCGTTAAATCTTTTTTGTTTTGCTGCAGCAGCTTCTGTATTATAGCCGTAATCCATCATTGCTGAAAATTCATCGTTCTCAAATAAGTTAGGACAAATTTTAGTAATAATAGCATCACTATCCAAATACATAATTTTATCGTACCCTTGCTCGAATAGTTCGTAAATATAAAGCTTATGATATGCAGGTGAATATTGTCCACCCAACCATTCGTCAGTTGTTAAACGAAAATACTCTGCTCCATTCTTTTCAGCATAAGCCTTTGCTCTTAAAGTAGAGTAATCATATAAGTCTTGGGCGTAATGGAATTTTTTCTTACCTTCTGAGCGGCCGCCATTGGGCTTTATTTGGACTTGGAACACAAGGTTCTTTTCAATTTTACTCATAATATATTACCTTTTAATTGTATATTATAACATGTTTTTATTAGAATGTACACAATTATTTATGAAAATTTTCAAAGTAATTTGCTGGCTTCAATGATTTTCCAATCAATCCCAGCTTCTTTAAACATGTCAGATGTTTTAGCAAAGGAGCTTTTCCAATTATCTGGTACATCTTCCGTTGCCATAACAGCTCTTAAACAACCAACTTGAATGATACCTTTTGCACATTCGTGGCAGATAGGTAATCCCCAAACATATGCAGTTGCACCATTAAGAGATTGGCCGTGAGCTGTAGCATTGTATATGCCATTCATTTCTGCATGAGATACTAACTCATACTTAAGCTCTCTGTTATTGTATCGCTCTTCTGTGTCGTCGATACCTCGTGGAAAGCCATTATAACCTGTAGATACGATTCTACGATTAACAACATAGACAGCACCTATTTGTTTAGATGGGTCTTTGCTCCAAGTTGAAACTTCTTTTGCTAATCTTAGAAATCTAATATCCCATTTATCAGCCATTCATTAATTCCTCAATGAAATTAAAGTGTCTTTCGTAAACATGAAAGTTGGATGCTGTCCAAAAGATATTGCCGACTTGAACATTTAAGTCATTCGCCAATTCTTGTTGAACATGTTTTGCCCATGCAACATCGTTATTGTAACCAAAGACTGCATCGTTAGAACGCATCAAGTAATGAGATTCAAGTTGACCATCGCGAATATAAAAAGTATTTGCATATGTACACATAAAATCTGACATGCCATCACGATTGTAATCCAAATGCATTGAAGGCCTATTGTATAACATAGTGGCTCTACGGGAATTTGGATTGCTCTTCAGTTCACGCAATACATGTTTATATTGGTTACCATTATCTTCAGAATAAATGCACCAGCCGTAATTAGAATTAATCTGGCCCTCTGTCGATGCAATGTCTTTCCATATCTGAGGAGTTTCTCCTGGGATATCGTTTACATTAAGGGATTGAGATTTGTACCACTCTAATTCACGCTCGATATAAGCGTAAGCAGGTTTACGAATAACATAATCTTGGTCAGCAACAAATGTTGCACCAATGATTTCAATAGTTTTAGCACCTGTTCTGTCGATTACAAAATCTTCGTCAAGGTACTTGTCAATGATTAGTTGTCTTATGTTACCAACTGTCAACATTAAATACTCTCCAGCAACGCTTCCATATCTTCAACTTCAGTTACAACTGAGTTAATGTTTTGTTTGTGAAATACTCTTGCAGCTTTACGAAGTGTTCCTTTTGGGATATCAACATCGTCAGCTAGTGCATCAATAGCATCTTTTTGGAATGCTCTTTCTGCTTCAATTCGTACAAATGAATTACTGATTTCTTCAAATGCTCCACGTATGCGTTTTTTATCTTCTTCGCTTGAAGGTATAATAATATTACTCATCTCTATTTCTCCTGTTGAATGCGTCTGCTCGAGGGTCTTGCCCAGGAATCATCTGTCTAGCATAAGCTACAAAGAAACTCGAGTAGTTAATTAAGTCTTTTGCTGAATCTTCAAGAGATTCAAAGTTTGGTTCGTAATCATCAGATTGCATGGCTTCCATGACTGATTTCATGCGGAGCATTTTAGCGTGCATGATGTCATGGATTGTTGTGATGCCATTGGGGTAATAGTCTGCTTGGGAAACAGACGAATTAGGATTCTGATAATCACGAGATTTTTTTTCTTGTAAGTCAATGCATTCTTGCAATACATTTACTGATTCTCGTGCCATAGTTTTACTCACTTTTGTCATAATTTAAAGTATTATTATAACACACTAATGTGTGTTTGTCAACCAATATTTGTATTTTATACAACCTTTGGTGGAATTGGTGCACTGAATTGCTTTACGGTTTGAAGCTTATCTTCAGCTTCTGCTAACTTAGCTACTTCAGTATCAAGAGTTTCAATAGTACCAGGATGTTCTGCTACTCCAACTCCATTTTCTAAAAAGATAGCGATATTCGCTGTATGTTCTGCAATAGATGCTTGATACTTAGCGATTAGCGCATTTACTAATAGTTCTTTCATTCTTATTCTCCTTTAATGTCTGAAAATTTTCCATGGTTACCTTCATGTGAGGGTGGATACCATGTGTCTGGTTTAATTAAGTCGGGTACTCCAAGTGGATTTGGTCTAGATGGTTTTTCACCGACTTCTTTGTTCATATTTGCTTTGAGTACTTCGTCCCAAGCTTTATAAGGGTCAACTCCAAATGCATCAAGCGTACCGATAGCTACAACACATAGGTCAATTAATCCATCTACAATCTCTTCTGCATCATATTCAGATACAGCTTTACGAGTTTCTTCTAACTCTTCATTAAGAAAGTCAACACGAAACTCAAGAAACTTTTGTAGTTTCTCTGGATTATTTTCTACCCATTGTCTTGTAAGATATTTACCTTGCATTACATGGATATCTTCTACCCAATTTTTACTCATTTGGAAATCCTTGCTGAATGTATACGCCGATGGTACCAATTTGTCCATCAGTCAAACCTTTAGCTGTTCCCCACATCATTGGAGATTGTGGTCCAACTGTTTCACCAGCTTTATATTGTAAAAGCTTACTGATAATGTCATCAGCACTTTGTCCTGCAAGTTTTGGACCGATGCCACCTTGACCTTGTTGGCCATGACATGCTGCACAGGTTTTCCATACTTGTCTGATTTCCTTATAACTATCAAGCTTTTCTTCTGCTTGTGCTGTAAGACCGATAGCAAATAATGTTGCTGCTGTTAAAATTTGTATTTTCATGAGTTTAGCTTTAGCCTCTTTTCTAATTCAGTATATCCACCAATGTTTTCGCCTTCAATTTGAATTTGTGGGAAGGTTCTTGCACTAGGGAAAGTTTCAAAAAATTCTTCAGATGTATAATCTTTACCCATACTCAAATATTGGTATGGTACTGATAATTGTTTACATAGTGATTCAGCCATTACGCAATAACCACAAGAAGGTTTACCATATATTTTTACCATGTTTTCTCCTATACTAATTTAAGTCCGTCGTTACCTGGCATCATAATACCTGTGGTAGCTTCAATAACTTGTCGTTTTAACTCATCGGCAGGTTCTAATAAAAACATAACGTGTTGTTCACCAATTGTTACTGGTCCACGTTTTGCGTAAGGTACAAATGGAACCATTCCAATTTTACCTTCTCCTGCAGGAACTAACAGAATTGCGTCTGTTAATGTGTAGAAGCCTTTATCGTATACGACTTCTGCTACAACCTCTTCACCGGTTGATAGTCTTACTATTTGTACATCTTTCATAATGTTCTCCATAATTGTGTCATATTATAACACGTTTGTTTGTATTTGTCAACTAAAAAATAAATCAAGGTTATCAGTCTTTTCAGAAGTCCAGCCAAGAGCTTCAATGATATGCTCTATGGGACTAAGGAATACCTTGTTGAATTGTGTTTCGTAATCTATATATTGCTCGAGTCCAAGTTCAGTTGGTAGAACATTTGGAAATGATATTACATTTTCACGAAGTGGGTTTGGTACTTTGAGATAGACGAACTTAATCTTATCGCCAGACTGCACGGACTCGTATCGTTTACTGAGACCTTTCTCTTTAAGATAATGGTTAAATAATATGCAACCACGAACATGTATTGGGCAACCTTTCTTGTATCCACCCTTGGTCATATACTTCTCGATGTTATCAGTACCTGAGTTACGAGCAACAACCTGTGCAGGTA